CAATAACGCTCTGACTAACGATCCCCGACCGCCGATGCTACCACCAGCCAAACTGAACGCCGGCCAGGGCAACGATCGCGATGATAATCATCAGAATGGTGCTTTTTTTCATTACGCGCCGCCCGGAGCCGCGTAGCCGCCGACGAAAAACCAACCGAGAAAAACAACGGCGACGATAAAAATGGCCACCGGGAAAAGAATACCCAATCTCATGATGTTACCCCTGAAGCTAAAAATATGACCTGTCCTGCCACAAAACCATTAAGCCGCCGCATCGCAACAGCTTACCGGAAAACCTCGCTATCATACTGGATATCGCCGCCAGGTTTTAATCAATATTCAGAAAGGAATCCCGCCGCCGGGACTTTTTATCCTGATACATAGCGTCATCCGCAGCGCGCAGCGCACTTTCGACATCCAGAACCTGGGGATTTACCTCTGTGATACCAAAACTGGCGCCAGGATAGTTAATTCGGTGTTCGCCAAGAAAGTAAACTCCACATAAGGCCTGCCGCAGGGTCGCAACAAAGGACTGTTGCTGCAGCGTGTCCAGTTCGGTGCCGACGACTAAAAACTCATCACCGCCGAGACGTCCCACCAGGTCTCCCTGGCGAATATGCGCCTTCAGCCGTTCGCCAATCTGGATCAAAAAGCTGTCCCCGCACTGATGACCAAAGCGATCGTTTATCGCTTTAAAATCGTCAAGGTCGATAAAGATCATCAGCAGATTGCGCTGCTGTTCGCGCTCGCGGGGAAACATTGACGACAGATGCTTAAACAGCGCCCGGCGATTGGCTAAACCGGTCAGCTCGTCGGTATAGGAGTGCATTTCCAGCGCGACGTTGGCGGCGCGAAGCTGATCAACCAGCGTCTCTTTCTCAACATAGTGAGAAATTAAGTTGGCAAACAGCGCCATCACCTGCTCGCCTTCGAGGTTATAGGGCTGCTTATTGCGGCTGGTTGCACATAATGTGCCGTACAGCGAGCCATCGGCGAGGCGCACGGGAATGCTGAAGAAGGTGATAATCCCCAGCCCCTGAGCGGCGATGCACGACGGCCAGCGGGTGTTGACATCGTTACTGAACTGGCAGTTATCATCGATTGCACGTTTACACAGCGACTCATTCCACGGCACCGAAAACCCTTCCGGGATCTGCATTTCGCTGCTGTTATGCGCGTACAGCACCAGCTGGCGCTGCGCTTTTAAATCAATACGAGTCAGATAAGTTGACTCCATTCTGGTCACAAGCTCCAGCATCTCAAGCAGCTGCCTGACTAACATTTCGAGAGAATGTTCAGTGGCGAGCGTTTGCGAGACGCGAGCAAGAATAAAATCTGACATGAATGTACGGCTCCCGATCGCGGGTGGGGCCGTCAGTCATTTATGCTGGAAAACGGCTACCAACGAAGAGTAAACATAGATACAACAAATTTAACACATTAATGAAGGGAATACCTGCGATCGCAGCGGGGAAAAAAAGCCCCGTCGGGTGCATTACCTAAACCTGGTAGTCGTGGCTTTCAACAGTGGAATGCGGGTTGCGCGGCACACAACACCGTCGAAAGCCATATTTTACTACCTAAGTGTGGACATAATGTGGACATTTTCCGCATCAATACCACCTCTTAACGGGTTAAGCGAAATGGCATCCTGTAAGTACTCAGGCGCAAAGTGAGCATAAGCCATCGTTTGCTCAATTCGGGCGTGCCCGAGGATCCTTTGTAGCGTTATGATGCTTCCCCCATTAATCATAAAGTGCGTCGCGAAACTGTGCCTCAAGGCGTGCGTAGACTGGCCAGTCGGGAGATCTGGTTTTACTTCCCGAAGTGTCTGTCTGAAGTCGATATATGACGCACTGGTAAACAACAAACCTCGCTTACCACCGGCTATGAATTTCGCAACTTCAGCTGATACCGGAACAGTGCGCAGCTTGTTGCTCTTGGTTTTAACGAACGTTATGCGATTCTGTATGATGTTTTCCGCCTTGAGTCGTGCCGCTTCACCCCAACGAGCACCGGTGCTTAAACAGAGGATCGCGATCTTCTTGTTGTCGCCATCGAGCTTTGAGAGCAAAAGGGCTATCTCTCCTTCGGTGAGGTATCCGGTTTCAGGTACTTCTTCCTTCAGCTTTTTCCTGCCCCGAATTGGATGCTCGCCGGAGAACAATTCGGCTTCAATGAGCGCAGTGAACATGCCACTGGTGCTATTGAGGTCGCGGTTTATGGTCGAAGCTTTAATGCCCTGGCTTCTTCTCGCGGAGTAGTACTGACTTATCAGTGCTTTCGTAATCTGAAATGCACAAGGATCGTTAGTCATCCTACAGAACGTCTCAATCTTGTTGCGATTTATCCGTCCATGCTCCTCGTGTTTTCCCTTCAAATTCCACCAGATCTGTATTAACTCAGACAGATGCCGCTTATCTGTCGGTTTTGATAACCACTCTTTAGTGTGGTGGTTAAACTGCGTGTGCTTCTCAAATGCTACCGCTTCACTCTTCTTGTCAAAACGCCTGCGGATGCGCTTTCCGTTGCGCCCGGCAGGTCTTATGTCCACTTCATATCGACCATCATCGAGTTTCTTAATAGTCATAAGAAATCCCTCCGATGGGTGTGCTTACGTTTAGTTTTTAACTCTTTGCAATAATGTGATGGATACTTTTCAACCAATAATAAGCATTTAGAATATATGTAAGACTGGTTAATTATTAACCAGTCTTTTGGTCTGAGTGCTGCGAGGTTGTTAAGTCTTGCCCAAAGTGTGCGAGGGCCGGTGCGATTTGACCGGATTCAGGGGATACCTGATCGGTCATAAACCACAAGGCGTACTTACAAAAACGGGGGTGCTGGAGAATTTTCATTGCTATATCGGTTGGAGGGATAGTTCTCCCGCTTTCATAGTATGTGAGTGAGCTGTAAGGAACTCCTGTAATTTCAGCAAATTGCTTTCTGTTTAGCCTCTCGGACTCGCGGATTAACGCGAGTTTCTCGCTAATAGCGGTTGACATGTTATCAAGATCCTCTAATATCTTTCGGTATACTCTATTTATATTCAATTATCTCTAAAATCACAGGTGTACATTAGAGAACATTGAAACCCATTGGTTAGATCTAGATAAGAGGTTATCAGATGAACATAAAAAATGTCAGTAGCAGCGACGCCATCCCGTATCAGGAGTTTGCGAAAATTATAGGGAAAACGCCGGCGGCAGTTAGAGGCATGATCGAAAAAGGGAAGCTGCCTGTTATCGAGATGACCGATCCACAATCAACTTCTGGTCGTGCTGGCGAATATTGGGTTTACCTTCCGGCCTGGAACAACGGCATGAAACTGGCCTACGAAAGTCGTCCGAAGGAGATCAGGGAAGGGTGGTTGATGTGGCTTGGTCTCGGTGAGCCAGGTCGATAGCCGGTTTCAGGAGATGAAACATGAAGAACGGTAGCCGCGGATCGGTATCACAACTCAATAGCAAAACCTGCCTCTACTGTGGTTTTACTATTCTGAAACTCCCACGCAAAAAACCGTACAACCGCCAGCGCTATCAAATTACGCACAAAGGCCTTTATTACGGCATTGACTTTGCTTTATCAGAAGCATGTCGGACGATTGACAGAATCATGAGTAAAAAGCGCTTCATTGCTTTTTAATCTCTGGGGGCGAAAATGAAACTCGAATATGCAGATAAAATTAATTCGCTTTTACAATGCTTCCATTTCAATAAAGAGTTTCTGGAATGGAATCATGATTATTCTCTTCAGCTCTTACGCCACGGCGTATCCCACCTCTATCATTTCGCGATGCTTCAAGGCGAAAATGATGAATGCACTCTTGAAGAACTCCGCAACATCATCATTGCCGTGACCGATGGCGACATCCCTAAACCATACGACCTGTTATCACTCGACACTGAGCAACTGAAGAAGGCAATGGTGTTTGCCAAGACGCCGGCGGTAACCGTAGAAGTTACCCCGGAGATCTTGCAACACCTGAAACTGGGAACTAAAGCCTCCTGGCGGCTCGAGCCACCTCGCTTTAACTGATTATCGGAGTACACCATGTTCACCGAAGAAAAAACATCTTGGGAACAGGAAATGCTGATCCGAGAGGCGATGGAAAGTGCAGAGCAGGGGTTCACTGTACATCTAAAAAACGGTGCCCGTATCACCATTACTTCAAAAAGCCCGACTAAAGATTTAATAATTTTTGGGCTAGAAAAGGCAATTCGCGGTAATCACGAACGCGCTCGAATGACCTTTATTGATTTCATGTATTACTGGCATGAAAGGATATTTAAGCAGATTAAAAGAAAACCACGCTACAACAAATAATTAACCAGCTTTAAAAATAACGGCATTCACTTTGCCGGGGATTCGTTTTGCCTTTTTCAGGAGGTTGAATGTCGGTCACGTCGATAAAGCTTGAAAACAAAATTAGCGATCCGGAGTTTGTGGAAATAAGCGCCAACGCACGTAAGCGCGAACGCGCCCATCTTCTGGGTCTGCTGCGCATTTTCGTTGGCCAGCTGAAAAAGGAAAGCCTCACCCCGGAAGAGATCTATTCATCAGTCGAGCGGTGGATCAGTCACCGCGAACTACCAACCAGCGAGGACTAAGAGCCATGAACCATTTAATGATTGATTTGATTAATACCAGCGAAAAACAGTCTTCTCCTTTGTGTGCCATTGAGGCTGTTTTTTTTGAGCCGTCAACTGGTCAGATTGGGAAGACGTTTTACTCCTCTATCGACATCCGTAAAGCGCAAAGCCTGAAGGGGCGCCTCAGTATCCAGACCGCATTTGACTGGATGAAAAAAGACTCTCACTGGCGTGCAGAAGTGATGAGTGCAACTGCAACTGAAGAGGATGTCCTTTGCGAGCTTGCTGGTTTCATTGCTGATAACACCCGCCCTCAGAACACTGCGTTGTTTGTATGGTTCAAAGATACCCAGGAAAAACTGGTTTCGCTTCGGTATGCCGTGGATCGCTCAGAGGTGTCTGGCATCTTTCCTGAAGGTACAAAATTCCGCTGCATTCGTTCACTTCTCGACCTTGCCGCTGCCACAGATTATGCACCTCACGCGAGGAGCGCACTTGCACGTTACACGCTCACTGACGCGCTCTATCAAGCGGAGCAAGTCTGCGAAATCTGGCAGCGCCTGACCTCACCACACATTGAATCACTCTGAGGGCTGCTATGCATTCGCATCTGTCAGTTGTTTGCAACGCGCCGCTGCCGGTTTGTAACAGGGCGCTTGCTGCCCTGAAATCCTTTTCTCGCGGCCAGCGTAATTACTCTCGCGTCAAGCCACACGCCTATCTCGTGATCCGTATTGGCCTCCGTTGGCGTTTGCTCAGTAAAAACGGCGGTAAGCAGTGGCGACTGATGACACATGAAACCTACAACCAGGAGTGTCGCAAATGATTAAGTCACCTTTGAAATGGGCGGGCGGCAAAACCCGAGTTATGCCGCAGCTGCTGAAGTACCTGCCGAAAGCTGATTGCCTGATTGAGCCATTTGTTGGCAGCGGTACTGTATTTATGAATACGGAATACCGCCGCTATGTGCTTTGTGATAGCAATCGAGCACTGATCAATTTCTTCCTCGCGCTCAGGGAAGACCCAGAAAGATTGATACTGATCGCCAGGAACGTATTCAGAAATGGCAATAACGAAGATAGCTATTACGAAGAGCGCAAGTTGTTCAACCACCTGTCGTGGGATGACGAGTGTGCA